TAAGTAATAAGTTAAATCGAAAAGGAAAATTATAATATGGTAAAACTACTTGGGTTCGAGATAACAAGAAAAGATGATGATCTGGAGAAGCCGGCGCAAGCCAAACAGGCTTTCACTATACCTTCTCCAGATGACGGTACAACAACTATATCTGCTGGCGGTTACTTTGGCCAATACTTGGATATGGAAGTTACTGCCAAGAACGACTTTGATTTAATCAAAAGATATCGTGAGATCGCACAGCATCCTGAATGTGATACTGCGATAGAAGATATAATCAATGAAGTCATCATAGCTAACGAGAGAGATTCAGCTGTTTCTTTATCATTAGATAAACTTGCTATTTCAGACAATATAAAAACAAAAATTAGAGCAGAGTTTGATGAGGTCTTACGACTATTAAATTTTGACGAAAAAGGTTTCGATATTTTTAAACGATGGTATATTGACGGAAGAATTTACTTCCACAAAGTAATCGATCCCACTAGTCCTAGAAAAGGAATTACAGAGGTTAGATACATTGACCCTAGAAAAATTAAAAAGGTTCGTGAGATAACTAAGAAAAGAGATAATAAAGGCAAAGGTATTGAAGTTGTAGAACAAACTGCCGAATGGTTTGTTTATAATGAAAAAGGAATGTCTTCAGCAAATTCTAATGCTGGTATAAAGATTGCTTCTGATTCAATTACCTATGTTACTTCTGGTGTTGTAGATCAAACTAGAAATATGGTTATGGGTCATTTGCATAAAGCAATTAAACCTACTAATCAATTGAGAATGATCGAAGACGCTGTTGTTATTTACAGAATAGTAAGAGCACCAGAAAGACGAGTATTCTATGTTGATGTAGGAAACTTACCGAAAGTAAAAGCAGAATCATATCTTAGAGATGTGATGGCAAGATATAGAAACAAACTTGTCTATGACGCTTCAACTGGTGAGATAAGAGATGACAGAAAACATATGTCAATGCTTGAAGACTTTTGGCTACCTCGTAGAGAGGGTGCAAAAGGAACTGAAGTATCTACATTACCTGGTGGTCAAAATCTAGGTGAGATTTCAGATGTTCAATATTTTCAAAAGAAATTATATAAAGCATTGAATGTACCGATTTCAAGAATGGAATCAGAAGCAGGTTTCAATCTTGGTAAGGCTGCTGAAATTACTAGAGATGAATTAAAGTTTACTAAATTCATTCAACGATTGAGAAAAAGATTTACACAAGTCTTTGGTGATATATTAAAGTCACAATTGATTTTAAAAGGTATCATCACAATCGAAGATTGGCAAAGAATTCATAGTCATATTCAATATGATTATTTAAAAGATGGATATTTTGCTGAGTTAAAAGAAGCAGAGATTATGCGAGAAAGATTAAGTCTTGCACAAGAAGTAAGTCCTTATGTAGGTAAATATTATTCTGTTGACTACATAAGAAAGAAAGTATTAAGACAAAGTGACGAAGATATAATTGAGATTGATAATCAGATTGCTGATGAAATTAAACAAGGTATTATCGCCTCACCTGAGGGACAGTCTATGGATAATGATGATGATAATACTGATATAAATATAGGAGATGAATAATTATGCCAAATGATAATGTAAAAGACATGGTCAATTCACTTGCAAGTGGTGACAATGTTAAAGCTCAAGACGCATTTAAGAATGCTTTGTCTGACAAAATCGGACAAGCACTTGATGATAAAAGACAAACAGTTGCTACGGACTGGTTAAATAGTGCTCAAGATCAAGAAGCAATGAAAGACGCTAGTGGATTAGATGCTGGCGCAAGTGGTGTTGTTACTCCAGGACAAGAAACGCCTGTTGAAGAACCTGTTGCTAATGAAGTTGAGATAGATCAAGGTGGAGAAGTTGATGAACCAGCTGTCGTTCCAGAAGTTTAAGAAGACTCTTACAGAGTTGAAGGAAGACAGTCCTAAGGAAACTGCGGAGTTTAAGAAATTATCTCCTGCAGAGAAACAGGCGGTGAAAGATGTATTTACTTTGTTAGGTAATACCAAAGGTGAGATCATAAGTAAAGTTGATGGTATTATCAAACAAGTAGCAAAAAAAAGAAACGTTAAAGTGTCTTCAATAGAAGATTATTTTGATAACGAAATATTAAGTTAAAGGAAATAAAAAATGGCAATTGCAACAAGAACATTAAGGGACACAGTAGTAGAAGCTTCTGGTGGTGCCTCGGGTGGTAAGGTTACTATTTTAGTAAACATGGATGATAACACTACTGCTAACTCAAACATATTAGACGCAAGTGGTTTATCAGGTCATGCTAATGGTGCAAAACTAGATATCACTAGAATATGGTGGCAGTTAGTACAAGGTACTGCTGATGACAATACGGGTCATGTACAGATACAATTCAAAGGTGCTTCATCTGACACGACAGCAATTCAACTTGCTGGCACAGGTCACTATGATGGTACTGCTGGTAAAATTACAAATAACGCAACCAACACAGGCGCAACCTCAGGTGATTTAGAGTTAAGTGCTTTTGGTACTTCTGGTAGTGTTATTATAGAATTAAGAAAAGACGAAAACTTTACAGCGTAATTTATTATGACGATAACTAATACCACAGTAGTGGACTCTACAATCAAACATATTGTAAGGTCAAAAGGTATTGGTGGTGAAGAAGATCAAATACTTGTTGACGCTGAAAAACTTGTAAGTGGTAATAATCAATCACAAATAAGTTTAATAGAATGTTATTATTTAATAGAAGGCACAGGTACATTAACGTTAAGTGCTTCTAGTGAAGAAAACAATTTGACTTTGACTGGTAAAGGTAAGTATGGATTACGACCTGATCAATTAAAGTTTGGAAATGATAAACAAATATTATTAACAACTGACTCAAATGTAAAGAGTTATTTGTTAGTAAGTGAATTTAGGAGAAACAACTAATGGCTGACGTAGTAACAAGTCAAACGATAGTAGATACATCTGGTACAAAAACCGTGATGAAGTTTACAAATATGAGTGATGGATCAGGTGAAACACTTGTAACTAAAATGGATGCAAGTGCTTTGACTTTCATGACCGAAGATGCTAATAGAACGATCTCAAAAATATATTGGGCAGTTAATACTACTAATGGTAAATCTGGTGTTGAAATATTGTGGGCAGGTAGCGGAACAAGTGCTGCTGACGCAACGATAGGTTTCTTTTCTGGTCGTGGATTTCACGATTATAATACGGCAGGAAATAGTATTCCTAATAACGCAACATTAGAAGCAAACACAAGTCCTGCTGGTGATATTTTGTTTTCAACAAAAGGATTTGTTGCAGGCGATAACTATACCATTATAATTGAAGTAAGGTAAACAAGTAATAAAAGAGAAGGTGGAGAGAACATGAAACTAATAACAGAAACAATAGAAGATATCGAAGTATTGACAGAAGCAAATGCCTCTGGTGAAAAACAATATAAGATAAGAGGTGTCTTCATGCAAGCGGATATCAAGAATCGTAACGGTCGTGTCTATCCAGTACAAACTCTTGCTAAAGAAGTTAATAGATACAACGAACAATTTATAAACAAGAAACGTGCTTTCGGTGAACTAGGACATCCTGACGGACCAACAGTTAACCTAGAGAGAGTTTCACACATGATTACTAGTCTAAAACCAGAAGGTAAAAACTTCATAGGTGAGGCTAAGATAATGGATACGCCATACGGCAAGATCGTCAAAAATTTAATTGACGAGGGCGCACAACTAGGTGTATCATCAAGAGGTATGGGATCAATACAAGGACATACTGTCGGTAAAGATTTCTATCTAGCTACTGCGGCTGATATAGTTGCAGATCCTTCAGCGCCTGACGCTTTCGTAGAAGGTATCATGGAAGGCAAAGAATGGGTATGGGACAACGGTATACTGAAAAGTAAATCTGTTGAAGAATACAAAGAACAAATAGAGAAGACGAAACGAGCTCAATTGGCAGAAACGAAAGCCTCTATTTTCAACGACTTTTTATCTAAACTTAAATAACCTACGCAGCTTTGATATAATTCGTAGAGTTTAAGATGATAAAATATATAAATAATAATAACTAAAATTTAAATTTAAATTTTTATTAATAATCAAGGAGAGACCGAATGTCAGATACTACAAAAGATGTAGAGAAGTTGGAAGAAGTTAATGTTGCGGTTAAAGACGCAGCTCCAGCTGAAACTACTCACCTTAAAAATGACGCAGTTGACATGGGCGCTCCAGTTGTAAAACCAACTGACAGCAATCCAGACGCTGCTTCAAAGGCAAAACAAAATACTTCGGATCCAGCTAAGAAAAGTGCTAAAGATGGTTCTTTAGAAAATGATTCAAAACCTGCTTCTATGAAAGAAGAAGAAGTTGAAGCTTCAGAGGACAAAGAAGTTGTTGCTGAAGACAAAGAAGAATCTAAAGAAGTTGAAATAGACTTATCTGCTGATGTTGAGGCATTAGTTTCAAGTGACGCTGATTTATCTGAGGAATTCAAAGATAAAGCTGCAACAATTTTTGAAGCTGCTGTTAAAACAAGAATCCAAGAACAAACTAAAATCCTTGAGGCAAAGTACGAAGAAAAACTTTCAGCTGAAACTGAAACAGTAAAAGAAGCTATGGTCGAAAAAGTTGACTCATACCTAAACTATGTTGTTGAAGAATGGATGAAAGAAAATGAATTAGCAGTTGAAAGAGGAATTAGAACTGAGATTGCTGAAGACTTCATTACTGGTCTTAAAGATTTATTCAAAGAACATTATATTGATGTTCCAGAAGAAAAATACAACGTGCTAGACGACTTAACTACTCAGAATAAAAAACTTGAAGAAAAGTTAAATGAACAGATTGCAAAAAATGTTGATCTAACTAAAGAAGTTTCTCAATCTGCAAAAAAATTAGCTATTGATGAAATCGCTGAAGATTTAGCAGAAACAGAAAAAGAAAAATTCGAGAAGATGGCTGAGAATGTTGAGTACGATAGTGCTGACAAGTTTAAGGAAAAGTTAGAAACTATTAAAGAATCTTACTTCCCTAAAACAAAGATTGAAGAAACAACATCTAAAGATGAGGTTGATTCAGTTGCGGCTAACGCTCCAATTGAGAGCAATACCGATGCTATGGCTGCATATACAGCCGCTATTACTAAAAACGTTAAATCTGTAAAGATTTAATTTAATTAATAAACTTAGGAGAGATAAAAATGTATCTTACTGAAAACTTACAAGACAAATGGCAGCCAGTATTGGAGCATCCTGATTTACCAAAAATCGGTGACGCATACAAAAGAGCTGTAACAACTGTTATCTTGGAAAACCAAGAGAAAGCAGTTAGAGAAGACAGATCATTTATGTCAGAAGCTGCACCAGCTAACGCAACTGGTTCATCTGTTGACAACTGGGATCCTGTTTTAATATCACTTGTTAGAAGAGCAATGCCTAACCTTATTGCCTATGACATTTGTGGTGTTCAACCTATGACTGGTCCAACTGGTTTAATCTTCGCTATGAAGTCAAGATTTGGTTCGCAAGCTGGTGCTGAAGCACTATTTAACGAAGCAGATTCAGATTTCTCAGCTAGAGATGCTGCTGGTAACACTGGTTCAGCTAGTGCTCACTCTGGATCTAATCCAAGTGTTCTTAACGATTCACCTGCTGGTACTTACACAACTGGTGACGGTATGACTGTTGCACAAGCAGAAACACTAGGTGACGGAACAGACGAGTTCGCAGAAATGGCTTTCTCAATCGATAAAGTTACTGTAACTGCGAAATCAAGAGCTCTTAAAGCAGAATACACTATGGAACTTGCTCAAGACTTAAAAGCAATCCACGGTTTAGATGCTGAAACGGAACTTGCTAACATCCTATCTTCAGAAATCCTTGCGGAGATCAATAGAGAAGTTGTTAGAACAATCTACACAACTGCAAAAGCAGGTGCTCAAGTTAATACTACAACTGCTGGTATTTTCGATCTTGACACAGACTCTAACGGTAGATGGTCAGTTGAGAAATTCAAAGGACTATTATTCCAATTAGAGAGAGATGCTAACGCTGTTGGTCAATTAACAAGAAGAGGAAAAGGTAATATGATTATCTGTTCAGCTGATGTTGCTTCTGCACTTCAGATGTCAGGTGTATTAGATTACTCTCCTGCTCTTTCTACTAACTTAAACGTTGATGACACAGGAAATACTTTCGCTGGTGTATTAAATGGTAAATTTAAAGTTTACATTGATCCATATAGTGCAAATATTGCTGCTTCACAATTCTACGTTGTAGGTTACAAAGGTACTTCACCTTACGACTCTGGACTATTCTATTGTCCTTACGTACCACTACAAATGGTAAGAGCCGTTGGTCAAGATAGTTTCCAACCAAAAATCGGTTTCAAAACTAGATATGGTATGGTTGCTAATCCTTTCGCAAC